GTATAAATTTCAGCGTGCTGATTTTCATACCGTTTGTACTCCAGGCCGAATAGTGCATTCAAACCTGGTTCTAGTTCTTTGACTAGCTGTGCTCTTGATATTGCCATAGTTTTATGCTCCTATTATGTTCCAGTTCCGACAAATTCGGACAAGTTTTGAACAACTTCTAGAGTACAAAAAGCTGCTGTAAGATCATTATTTTCAGGATCTTCCGCACTTCTTAATAGTCTCCAAGAGTGAGTTGTTGCATTAGTTGCGCCGATATCGAGTGTTGCTGTTGAGTTTCCTGTAGTCGTATTTCCACCTGTATTTGCATACACGGAAAAAGTTTCCATAAATTTCACGTGAGCTGCAACAATACTAGCTGCTACTTGCGCATCAGATGAAATTGTATACTTCTGGAAAGGATAATCATTAACAAACGCTTGAGTGTCTTCACTGTTTGCCGGAGTAATTGTTGCGTCGTACCAATGAGCCCATGTGGGTTTCAAAGTGGTAGCCGCATTATAATAGATACCTTGCAGTACACCTATTGTTGTAACAGTAGTTGCACTTTCACCAGTGATCATATAACCGCCAGACGATTTCATCGCCATGCCGTGAAATAAATTCACTGAAGCTCCAGCATCTATCCAGTATTGAGAAAGACCTTGAGTCGCCGGTACATTACCTAACGTCCCAGCTGGTCTAAATCCCCATCCTGCGCTATTTCTATTAGCCATAGTTTACTCCTTATGTTTACAGTTTTACCTGTAAACGGTTAATTTAAATCGATGATAGGGAATAGTTAAAAAATTAACTTTTCTTTGTACCACCGAAGGTTACACGAGATTGCCTTTCAATATCGATCGGCATACTCTTATGCTCTTCCTTCATTAAATCGTGTTCTACCGCTTGATCCTGACCTTCAGCTTGACGCTTAAAGTATTCAGTTCTTTGCTTCGCGATTTCTTCGGGTACCCTTGCGAGCACAAGGCCACCAACCCCAATCACTCCCTTGTATTTTCCTTCAATGATTACAGGATAATCAGAATCTTTATATTCATCGGCTCTCACCAATTCATAACCGGATCTTAATCTTCCAGAGATATTTTTAGTGTCTTGAAACCCTAAACTCTCTGCCCGTATCCATCTGTGCCTGAATCCATCAGGTGCAGGGGGTGCATCTAGAGAAGATGGTGGAGTCCACACTTTTGGCCTTTCAGTTTCTTGCCGTGTTTGACTCGCACGTGAAGTTTTTGTGTCTTCTTTTTTCATATTATGCTCCTTCCGTGATTTGTTTTATTTGTTTCGCATATTCTTCGAGTGGCACACCTAATTTTTTAGCTATTGCTACCTGTGAAGATGTGAGTCTCACAGTATTGCGTCCAGGTCTTACGCTTCTTTTAGCTGAAGCAACCAACTGATTGGTTTTGGACGTTTGCTCTACATCACCACCTATAGCAAATTTATGTGGGAAGTCAACTTTTATTCTTTTATCAACTTCAGAATAATAATTGTCCGATTTAGGATCAAATCCTTCATTTACTAGATCCTTATGGATTTCAAAAGCAGTAAAAGTCATGGCTCTTTCTTTGCCAAACCATGTGTTTTTACTAGCCCATTCTTCCGCTTTAGGATCTGGATCAGGAAGTTCCTGTGGTGTTTGCTGTGGTAATCTTCCACCGTCTGAAAGTTGTACAGGTTTTTCCTCTACAACAGGTTCCGACTTTCTTTGCTCCAACTTAGCATTCTCAAATGCAAGTGAAGCGATTCTTTTATTGGCTTCTACTTGAGCTTCTGCATTTCCAGCTTCAATAGCACCTGCTAATTCTTTTTGAGCAGAGTCCATTCCTGTTTTTACATTTTTCTCAAGTCGACCCCAATAATCAGTATCCATTTTTTTAAATCGAGACTGGTCTTCTTTTCTTTGATATTCTAAAGCTTGAGCATATTCAACAGCAGCGCCTTCTCTACGTTCTGCTTCTCTCATTTTTCTTGTGAGTTTAGAAATACGTGATTGAACACCTTTACTGTATTCTTCAAGTTTAGTATCTTCTTCTTTTTCCTCTTTTACTGGTTCTTCTACTGGTTCTTCTTTTACTGGTTCTTCTTTTACTTCTTCTTTGGTTTCTACTATTTCTTCCGTTTTTTCCTCAGGAATGGCTACATCCACTTCAGGTCCTGAAGTGTCTAGATCAACCTTTGGATCTTCTTTCTTTATCTTATTTTCTTCTGGCATAGTTTTCTCCTATGTTAAAATTTATGCAGGATGTCTTCTGGGTCCTTGACGGTCGCTAAAATTTCGTCTTCATTCAACAACCTAATTTCCCCACCTTCTATTTGTATGCGTGACCCTGCGTAACGCGCAAAAATTACCCAATCATCAACCTTGCACCACGGACCTTCCGGATATCTTTCTTTATCCTTATAACAATGGGGTCCCATCGCCAATACGTTGCCGCATTGTGATGCAACTTGTTGCCGGTCTAATGCTTCTTGTCCCACAAGAATTCCACCTTTAGTTTTTTCACCCATTCTGAATGGTAAAACTAAAATTCTCCAGCCTGTAGGTTTTGGTAATTTTTCTGTTTCTTCTTTATACTTTTCCGTCAAAGCATTCTTATGCTTTGGATTTTCCGTCTTTGATGTCGACGATTGTTCCGTCATTTTGCTCCTTCTCATTTAGCAGGTTAGAGAGTTCCTGTCGCACTGATTCCAGTGCATTAATTTGTCCAATAATATACTTATAAGTCTCCATATTGTCAACCCCTCCGGACGTTACCGAGATTGCCAATGCCTGTATTCTTCTTTCTAATGTTTTTTGTAATTTATAAATTACATTTTCTAGATTCATTAAATCAAGTCTTTATAATATTTCTCGTAACTTTCATTAGATACATATTCATCGCCTAATTTGCTTTTAATATGCGACCCAATATATTTTTCTTTTTTAGGAAATACAAAATTTACCTTTGTATCACCTTCTTTTTTATTTATTTTATTTTTTACTTTTACTTTTACTACCATGCTTCATACCAAATCTTCGGCCTGGAGCAGCTACACCCATTGGGCTAGCAGCTACAGTTGGTTGAATAGGTAATCCACCGCCTAATTGCTTGCCAACTCTTTTGCCACCTTTAAAACCAAGCGGTCTAACAGGCGCACCTACACCACCCAATGGTCTATTTAATCCACCACCAAATTGTTTACCTGTTCGTCCACCTTCAGCTTTTTTGGCTCTAGGTTTATTTCCATAGTCATTTCTCATAGTTTTCTCCTTATGTGTTTATATGTTTTTTATTATTTTTTGTCTAGTTTATTTTTGCCATTTATACTGACTGCAGATTAACTGCAGAAGGGCCTTTTTCACCGATCTCAACTTCAAATGTTAGCGCATCGCCTTCATTTAAATCTAAGTTCGCTGTTTTAGCTGCTGACGAATGTACAAAAACATCTTTTTCATTATCTTCTCTTGCAATGAAACCATAGCCTTTGGTTGCATTGAACCATTTAACTTTTCCGTTTATACTCATTTTATTTTTCTCCTTTCTTATTTTTTACCACCACGAAATATTTGTGTTCCCTTTATACCAAATATGCTCGCGCAAACAAGTATCCAGAGATTTGTAAACCACGAGGGAAGAGCTTTAAAATGCTCAAAGAAAAGATTTATCTTTTCCATCGCAGCCGGATCGTCTGACCAGACTCCCCATGCAAGCACGATTATGGGCAGTGTGAGAATCGCAAGGACGATCTCGTCCTTGTAATCGTTTTCCCGGGCTTCTAAAAGCTTGCCCTGGTAAGTTTCCTCTCCACGGGCCATCTTAGAAGCGTGCATGTATTGCGCATCCGCCATAGCCATCTTTGTCTCTTGACGCTTTTTATAAATATGAGTTCCAGCGTTAAGCGCTAACTTAATTGCACTAAACCACATACTAAACCCAGGTTACATCTTTTTGTCGTCTAGCAGCGCCTGAGCCAGAAACAGGTTGTTTGTTTCCAACTGCTAATTTAGATTTTCCTCTAATGCTAGTTTCTGATCTAGGATCAGTTATAACTTTAGATTCTTCTATCTTAACAGGCTTACTTTTTTTATAATTCCACGCCATTATGTGCTCCTTTTCTTATCTATGTTTGTTATAATCCCTTTATTGGCAGATGCATAGAAAATTTTTTCCCCTTTTTTCTTACCATACTGTTTTTTCATTGCTTTTTTAATTTTTTCACCTTTATCTGTTAGAGGCACCGTTTCCTCCTTTAGGTTTCATTCTAGCAACTCGTAGTCTGTTCTCATTTGCCATTTCTTGCTTCTCAATTGAAGTATCAGCTCTTAATTCCGCCAATTCTTCGTCTTGTTCAAGCTTATCATCAGTAATATCTCTATTTTGAACTAATTTAGCTTGATCAATTTCAACTTTTTTCTGCATTTCTTGTTTTTTACGTTCATTTTCCATTGCTCTCAAATCAACTTCTCTAGATTTAAGTTTTAAAAGCGGATCATGGTCGAATTGAGATGTAATTTTCTTCTCTTCATTCATAAAGTCTTCAGTCATCTCTGCAATCAACACTGCTTTTCGTGCTTCTATCTGTTGAGTGATCTGTTGCACCTGTTGTTGTGCTTGCGGATTCTGTGCTGCTTGCTGTGAAAGCGTTTGCAACTGCTGCATTTGTTCTTTGAATTCTAGTTGTACTTGTTCTTGAGCCATTAAACTAATGTGCTCTAAAATATTTTTCTGTAAAGCAGCCATAACTGTTGGAGTGTTTCTAACCATGTTAGTTGACATAAAATTTAAGTGCGCTGTAACGTGTGCTCTATGATCTTGACCAGGAAATGCCTGAAAAGGTTTTCCTCCTAATGCATCAATATGTTCTAATGATGGATCTTTAGGTGCATTTGGTGGAGGTGGCGGTAAAATTCTATCAATATCTTTTATTCCTAACGCTTCGTACATTTTTCTAAATGCCATATACAAATTATGTATTTGTGGATTAGACATCGCCAATTGCAATCCAGTTTGCGCCAATGTCAATCTTTGCGACATTGAAAAAATGTTTGGATCTGCAATA